TATTTACATTTATTTGTATAAAGGTGTATACATCGACACGGAAATCATTATAATAGATGCCATCAACAACGAAAAGGAAGAAGAAGATGGCAAATCGAGTAAAAGCAAATTGGCACTGCGAATACATCACAGTGGACGCGATGGCTGAGTGCGTTGACGGGATTGGCTACGGCAGCGAACTGTACTTGGCCCTATGGAATTCTTTGGATCACGCCAAGGCACCAGTCTTGAATGATGACTACGAAGATTGGGAATCAGAGTTAGAAAGGATCTCAGTCAAAGCGTTGTGGAAGCACTTCGGCGATGAGCAGCGCAGGAAGATCAACGCGCTCTTAGCGGCAAGGTTTCGCAACATCTAGTTACTTCAACAAAGCGCATTCGCAGAGTGCGCTTGATTGAGCTAACAGGAAAAGAGGTAGTGATGAAAGAAGTAAGACAAGAAGTTAGAAGCCTAAGCCGTTCACAAGAAAAGGCTAACAAAAAGAACCGCGAGAAGCGCCAGCGCCGTCTAAACAAAAAAGCAATTGGGGGTGGGTATTAAAACTTTGAAACTAATAAAAATCGCAGATGGTCGAAACACTGGCGCAGTTTTGGATGGTACGCCGGTTAATTTTTCAGCATGGTTTGTGGACGAAGATGGAATAAAATATTCGGGTTACAAATATTCAGAAGGTTTCAAATTTCATGCTACGGGCAAAAATTTTGGCTTGAATCAAATGACACTGCCGAGCGGCAAAGAGTGCTGGCGCAAGGTAAAAGCCGCATACCTGATCGAACAAATGTTGAACTTAATCGAAGAAAACAAAGGCCCGGTGCTTGATCAGGCTGAAAAGTGGACTAAGACACTTTCCGCATAAGCGGCTAACTCCAACTGATGAGGCTGGGTAGTTCCCAGCCGAAACCGAAAGGTCTTGGAAAACTACAACAAAAGGAAGAAGATGATGTTTGAAGAAATACAAAAACAATTAGAGCAAATTAAGCTTGAGATCGAAGACATAGCGAACAGCGAAGATGTGGCAAAAGCATTGGTTGAGTTCTACCCAGACCAAGGCACTTACCTCAACCCAGCGACCCATGTTGACGAGTGGAACGGTTGGTTGGACGTTGAAGTATTGCAATCGTTTGGCGAGATCGAGCACGGGCTGCAAAAGCTTCAGCGAATCTTCGACAAGGCTCAAACGCCGCCACCAGCAGAAGAAGAGTACGAGGAAGAAGAGTCAATATTTGATGAATGAGAAAAGGGGCTAACGCCCCTTTTTTTACGCCTTGGATTCATCAACCTCCCGACAGTAATTGACCTCAATGCGAGGCTCACCCCACATACTCAACAGATCCATCTCACCACCATTTGTAAGTGATTTGATAGCGGCCTGTTCAGACTCACCATAGACCCTGACCTGCGCCTCTTTCGTGGCTGAAATCTTCATAAAAAACTCTTTCATCTAGCTGTCCTCATCCTCAAGATATAAGCCTCCATTTTGCTCTTCTCTGCGAGCGGCTATTACTATCTGAACCGCTATCTCCATATCGAGGTTGCGATGCTCTCTGAGAATCCTAGCGGTATCCACGATGCTCAAGCAGCTTTCATAAATTTCTTCTTTAAAGTTCATCCTAACTCCTTATTAAATGATGTCCCTGCGAGGGTTCGAACCTCGATCTCCCAATAGGACGCTTTTATTCTTTAAGCTACAGGAACTGATTAGCCCCGCCATCGACCACGCGGACGGGAACGCGCATTTCAGGAGGCATAGGTGTGCCCCCTTGGTCTTGTTAGTCCCGCCTTCGACCCAGCGGACGGGAACGCTGCAACAGGGATGGAATCCCTTGGTCTAATTTAGCTCTACTTGATCCATGACGTGTTTGGACCTACGACACACATTGTAAACCGTGTGGTAAGCAAGGTTTAAGTCTTTAGAAATTTCTTTGTAGGTCATCCCACGCTTTCTGTGCCGTAACACTACCCCAGCAAGTTGCTCACTTATCTCAGGCTTCTTGGTGGGGCTCTCTACCACTCTTGGTTGTTTTGGGTTGGAATCTAATCGTTCCTGCACTTTTATTGATTCTAAAAATAAACTCATTTCCTCTTCTTATCAGCCATTCGCTGCGCGTATTGTTCTAGTGGTTCCCCGAACATTCGCTCGAACCATCTGGCCCAAGTGATGCGTCTCTTGGGGGTCATATGTCTTTGTTTTATCCAAACAGACCGTGCGGCGTGGTACTTTTTATCCTCAGCCCACTGCCGCTCTTGTTTAGCCTCCTCCTTAGTAAAGTTCGTCGATCCCAAACTCGATCACTCCATCACGGTTGTAAGGTAACCATTCGTTTTTACGTTGACAGTCCAGTCCGATCTTCAGCGCCTGTTCATTTTTGGCAGCACCATACTCAATCGCCTCGTCACTCAGGGTGTACACGGCGTAAGGGTAAGGGTGAGCCTTTTCCTGTGCCAAAAAGTAAAACTTATCAGCCCTCATGTCTAACTGACGTGCAGCCGTCAAGTAGTACGCTGCCTGCTGGTAATACTTGTAAGAGTTAACCGCTGACTTGAAGCCTCTCGGTGAAGCATCACGAGCACTCTTGTAGTCCCAGATATCAGTCCCGGTCCACCAATCTAACTTGCCCTTACATGGTTGCCCAAGCCACTCAAAGCAAAGCGTAAGCTCAACTGAGTGTTCATTCTTGGGAATGTAATCAGACACCAACTCACGACGCTCCATGCAGATTTCATACATTTTTTGAGTACACGGAGTCTTGTCGCCAAGCTCTTCCTGCCACGCTGCAAACTCTTCTTTGCCAACCTTGGTCCTGCGGTCGAAGCCGGGATCAATGGCAAACTCGTCATGGAACTTATGATGCTCCAGAAAGACCGTGTGCTGTACACGGCCCTCCAAAAGTGCGGGTGACTCGGTAAAGCCCTTGCTGTGCTTCCAACTAAACGGGTCTTTAATCAGCGTTGTCAGATCGTGAGATCGCCACGCTGGTATCGACGCATAAGTTGGATAGTCTAGGTCTTCATAGATTCCTACCTTAAAGTCCATGCTAATAGCCCGGATGTGGACAGTAGCCATAGCCACTGGTCGTCTTGTGGTGTTTGTCACTGCCAATTCCACACTTCCACTGGCACACGGTTTGTCCGTTGGAGCCATCGATTTCAGTGAGCTTGGTCCACATATGACTGTGGTATGCCCAAGCACCTGAGCTCACTACGCTGAAGACCAATAAAAAGGAAAGCGTTGTTTTCATGTCAACTTCTCCAGCCGTTCCACCTCTGACTTGATGTAGAACATGATCTTGTTCGCATCCCGCAACTGGTCGCTGTGCGATGCCTCACCGTACCGATAACACGCTCGGAAGATCTCACCGACCTGCGCGTTCATATCCTTGTGGGATATAAGGTCTTGCAGTTGAGTCGCACCATCAGGCAATGTGTAATAGCTGGCGGTTGAGCCGTCTGATACTGAGCGGCTTGATTGCCGTAAGTCACTGACCCACTTACTGGGCACCGGCTGGATGAAGGCTTTTCTATACTGGCGGTAAATTTTGTGAGCGTATGACTTACTCACGTTTAAATTATTCACCGCATCGTCAACTGTTGCTTCGGGGTTCGCCATGAAGTACAACCTAGCTTCATCAAGTTTGGTTCCCGCTCGTGGCTTGTATTTCCTTTTATAGTAAGTTCCCATAGTTTCTCCTTAGAATGGTATGTCGTCTTCAAAATCATCAGATGCTTTAGGATCATCTTTCTTAGTTCCGGGGGCTTTCTTCTGACCCTTGGTCATTGCAGCCGCAAGCTCAAAGCATGGTGGCACTTGATCCTTCCCGGCCTCATCGCAACCGTTTATGCGCCACTGAAGAAACCGTGGTAGGTCTTCAACCATGTCGCACATCTTTTTAGACGCTTCATTAGACTCACCACTAAACTCTTTTACATACTCTTCTAAGTCAAAAACCTCTTGCTCGTTGTGAGTAGGCAGGTTTCGTAACTTCTCATCTTCATCAAAGGCGGTAGGCATCGCGTTCAGTGACGCAACCTTGGCGTTTCCGTTGGAATTTAAAACCACGTTAAGTTTGCAGCCTTTGCCGAGCAGAGATGTAAGGTCAAAGTCAGTTTTCTCTTCATCGGTGAACGGTGCGTTTCTCCAAGCACACACGTCCCTGAACAAATTGCTGCGCTCATTTAAAGACAACGTGTAGCCTGCAAAAATACTCATTGGCCTGTCGTCTGAAGTTTTCATCTCGGGCAGTTCCCAGAAGATGTATAGTTGGTGGCGTTTGTTGGTTTCACCTTGATACTCTTCTTCCGCAGTACCTGCATCGATTAACCGATAGCAGACCGCCTTGTAAGATCCGGGTGGAACTGTCTCAAACTGAGAGTCGCCGCTATCACCAGCACTTGCTGTTAAAGCCATATCGTTTTCCTTGTATATGTGCAAAAAGTTGTAGTAGTGTACACATCCCAAACAACGAAGCAAATGGAAAATGGCACTTAAAGTAGGAAATCAACAAAAAAAAGATATGAGCAGGCCACTCAGTGGATCTGCTAGAGATGATTTTTTAGCGTTCTTGCAGGGCAATGGATTAGAGCCAGACCCAAAAAAAGGGTTGGTCGAGGACGGTAAGGTTGGACGCGCTTTTATGGACGTAGACGGTCAGCGCAAGATGGTCGGCTGGTATCAATGCTGGTTCAATCAGGAGAGCCCCTTCGGGCGCTGCGGCGATTATCGGCAAAGTACAGAAGAGCCCACAGCGACATGGAACACTTCTGCGTCAGGGGATTACAAGCTTACGCCTGAACAGGTTGCGGAGATCGAGCGCAGCAAAGAAATTTATAGGCAGGCCGCTGAGGTCGAGTACCTGAAGGCATCTAAACGCGCACAATCTATCTGGGATCAGTGTAACCCGATATCAGATCACCCCTACCTAAGTCGCAAAGGCGTGAAAAGTTACGACCTGCGCCAGCACAAAGACACGTTGGTTATGCCCTTGCATAACATAGAGCGCACGATTCAAACCCTCCAGTTTATTGACGACGATGGCAACAAGCGGTTCCTGCGCGGCGGTAGGAAGAAGGGCGGATTTTATGTCATTGGCTGGGACCAGTTAGGGGATGCCCCGGTCATAAACTATGCCGAGGGCTACGCCACTGCCGCGAGTTATTACGCAAACATGGGTCAGCCGGTGGTTGTCGCAGTGGACGCAGGCAACTTGGTGCCCGTGGCTGGGGCTATGTTTGAGCACTACAGTGAGGCAGAGCACGTCATCATTGCAGACTTTGATGACAGTAAGACGGGTGAGAAGTACGCAGTACGAGCGGCGCAGTCAATAATCTCCCTTGGCGGACAGGCAAAGGTGTTGATGCCCCAGAGCGTGGGTGATTACAACGACCATGCACGGGTCGTCGAGGGCGAGGTCATGCCTGTGTTACAGCAGGTCAATGTGCCTGCCGAGTTTGACTTTACCCGTGGTGGCAAAGACGGCACTGGCAAGATCATGCACACCAAAGAGAATCACCGGGGTGTCCTGATGGTTAACCATGTAGACGTGGCGTACAACACCATCAAAAAGCGCATGGACATCTACATACCCAACATGAACTTCATCAAGGATCTGGAGGAGGATGCCAGCATCACTGAGCTGGAGGACCGCTGTATCCAGCTAGATGTCCCGCACGAGCGGCTCAGGTTTAACCTAAAGCTGTTGGCGCGGGAGCATAACCCGGTGAAGGAGTGGATTTCCGAGCGACCTTGGGACAAGGAGCCGAGGTTACAGGCACTGCTCGATACGATTGAGGCCGAGGACAACACTCTCAAAGAGATTTTAATGAAGAAGTGGCTGCTGGGCTGTGTTGCTGCGGCTTGTGGCGATGAGGGCGCAAACCTTGAGGGTATCTTGGTGTTTGTGGGCAAGCAGGCGCTGGGTAAGACCCGGTGGATGAAGACGTTGGCCCCAGACCCTGAGTGGTTACTGGAAGGCGCTACGTTAAACCCATCTGACAAGGACAGTGTAAAGCAGTGCGTTAGCCACTGGATCTGTGAGCTTGGTGAGCTGGGCAGTACGTTTAAACGTGCGGATATTGACCAGTTAAAGGCGTTCTTGACTAAGTCTACCGATGAACTTCGCCTACCCTATGATCGGTCGTTCAGTCGCTACCAGCGGCGTACTGCGTTCTATGGCAGCGTGAATGAACGTGAGTTCTTGGTGGACTCGACGGGTAACCGAAGGTTTTGGGTTGTGCGGGTTGCGGCTATTGATTACCAGCATGGTTTGGACATGCAGCAGGTTTGGGCAGAGGTTAAGGAAACCATGTTTGATACCGGGGAACACTGGTTTCTTAACGAGGAGCAGCGCGAGCTGCTACAAGGCAGTAACGAGATGTCGCGCACCCAGAGCGCGGTCGAAGACCTTTTGTTGCAGCAGGTTAAGTTCGACAGCCAGCTCACTAAACCAGTTCAGATGACGCAGTTACTGAGAGACCTTGGGATAGCTAACCCTCGGATGCCAGACTTCAAGGAGGCCAGTCGTGTGCTTGCAGAGCACGGTGTTGAACCACGACAGACCAATGGCAGGAAGATATACGACCTGAACTGGGAGCCAGTGATTGATCTGGATGGCGCGATTAAGCCGCCAAGGTGGAGTGACTGACAGGTAGGCATAAGGTAGGGCAGGGTGGCATTTGCCCTTTTTTGGGCTAAGTACACAAAACTGCAAAGGTTTATAAAGCTACTTGTAAAATGGCCTTATAAACTTCAAATCCCCGTAGCTGTACACTGTACCCTGTGCGCTGGATTGCTAAGTGATTGAATTACAACAATATTATTAGAGTAGTAGGTAGGGTAAGGTAATCAAAACATTTAGGATTATTGTTTATAAAGTTATAAATGATACTGTTTATAAGCCTTATATTTAGACCCATAGTATGAAGGCCACTATACCCTACCCTGTACCCTGTTTTTGTAACAGTTTGCACAATGAATTATCATAACCTGCACGGCTTGAGAGCGCGAAGCGCGTAGGTGATCGGAGATCGGAGGACGTATGGAAGAAGATAAAGTAAAGCGAGGCAGGCCAAAGAAGGAGCGACCAAAGCTCACCAACGTGCCAGTCCAGTTCGAGGCAGATCCCGAACTAGANATCACAGACATGCAAGCGGCATTCGTGTGGCACTACACCGAAGGTGCTTGTGGNCAAACAGANGCCGCTCGGAGAGCAGGCTTNAGCTTCCCATCAGCAGCCGCATCGAAGATGCTGGACGGTAAGACCCATACCAATGTCACGCGAGCAGTCAGGATCAAACAAGACGAGCTCCGTGAAAAATATGCAATCACACCAGAAAAAACTGGATCTATGCTATGGAACATAGCTGAAACCGCCTTCGAGACGGGAGCGTATAACGCAGCAGTATCCGCAGTCAAAGAGCTGAACCAACTCGCTGGCCTTACGGTTCACAGGTCTCAGAACCTCAACATCAATGCCAACATCGACCGCATGACCAAGGACGATATCAAGAGCAGAATCAGCGAGCTACTCGGCGTGAAGGACGACTTCGATCCGAAGGACTTGTAAGCAGCTCGCCGTGGCCTAAGTGGCGCTAGGGACTGGGCGGGAGGGGTCGCCCGTCCCAGCCCCCCAAAAATCCCAGAAAAATCCAGATCGATAGATTTGGCCTATCGGATTGCGTTTTTTGATAGGTTTGGGCTCGGTTTTAAACAGCATCAGCTCAACCCCGTGAGCACGGGGATCACCAACGGCTGCGGGTGCCCGGTCATTGGCCCACATTGCGCCTCAGAGCGCCAGAATCTCCCTCTAAGCGCGTTACAGACTATGGTTTATGGGTCTCTATGGGTTTGGAAAAAAAGCCTCAAATCAAATTTTTTTTTGCGACCGCACACCCCTTGAGCCGCTCGCGCAGTCGCGCATTGCTATAGCTGAGTTTGGTACACTCAATAACCTAAAAAATTAGATGGCGTATTCCTTTTTCCCCCGGCACTCTTTTGTATACAAAGTTGCACAACCAATTTCGCAAACTTCGCAGATTTTGCATATGGGGGGGTAAAAAATTTGGGTCTCTGGGGTCGCAGAAAAAGACGGGACTCCTAAGACACTTTGCGCGGAGAAGGTTACGCATTGTGAGGAAAGACTTAGGAGTCCCGAAAAGCTATGTGTTGTTGATCATAGCGTGTTCATTTCTATCACAATCGCATATAGTTCTGATATGGCAGATTCAAGAAATAAAGGCGCGTCATTNGANCGCGACATCGTAAAACGCATTAACGTCTTCGCTGAGGCCAGTGGNCTTGGTTTCCAGTGTAANCGTAATCTGGACCAGTATCAGGCGAAGGACTTGTGTGACATTGAGATACCGGGCCACGCGCTTGAGTGCAAGGCGTATAAGTCGGGTTGGTGGTACTCACCTTCGTGGTGGGATCAAGTTTGCGCGGCTTGCGGTGATCGAACGCCTATATTGATTTATAAATTCAATAATAAAGCTATCCGGGTATGTTTGCCGCTTTATGCGATAAACGAAAATATGCCGCGTGATAACTCTAGGACAGCGGTGGTTACTCTTGATGAGTGGCTAGAAATTTTAAAAGTGGGCTTTGAGTCCCAACGAGAGGCTGCGTAATGGCTGGCATAGATAATATTGATATTTTTGGTGACACTCGATCAATGCTGGCTAACCAGTACAAGCCAGATGCTCAAGAAATAATTAACGAACCCATGATGTACGGTATGCCTTCCGGGAACATCAGTGAGTCAATGCGCTACGCTGACGGTTCGACTGAAGATGTTTCCATGACTGGCACCAGAGGCATAGATGGTGTTTTTTTGCAGGTACTCCAGAGCCCAGAGATAAGCTCTATACTACGTGTAACAGACATTCCACCTGAAACCTTAGCTGAGTCTAAAGAGATATTTGATTATTTGGTTAGGGAAAAGGGTGTTGGCGAAGCATACGATTATCTTAAAAACGAGTTTGGCAGGTATCCCACCAACCTTGCGCCACAGTCCGCCTATCCCGGTAGGCAAAAGGTAGAAGGTATTGAAGAAATCAACATCTTTGGAGAGCGATAATGTCCCAATTCGACAATATTGATATTTTTGCTGGGCCTGAGCGCGACATGATGGGCGTACCGATCACTGGCTCTAGCCGCGACCGCCAACTTGACGCCCTTGGGGGTATGGCTCTCCAAAGATACGTCGATCCCGTCGTGAGCAGTGCGAAGGATATGGTCAAGATGCAGGTTGCTGAGGCTTTGAGCAGCGTACCCGGCGTTGATAGCGGCACAATCAGCTCTATTATTGCGCTTGCTGACTCACAGAACCCAGATGACAAGCTCATGTTCAACCAAATTGTCTCTCACTTTAACTTACCAGTCGATTTACGGCGTATGGGTGACGATTATGAGGTTTCAAAGCGTTTTGAAGACGTTTTGGGTGACAACTCAAGCGTTGGAGTTTCTGCATACCTGCCTGATGAGGGTGATGACCAGTACAACTTGTCTGCTGAGAAGCGTTTTCCTAATTTTTTAGGCGGTGAAGCCCGTGTAGGTGGCAATATTTCCACTGACGGTGACCCTGAGATCCGCGCCAGCTTCATGAGACTGTTTGCCAATGGTGGTGGCGTAGACATCTTTGATGATCCAAACCGCGACCCCTATTACGAAGAGCTCGGTTTAAACTTCGACCCTGATCGGGGCCAATACTTTGAGGTCATCGAGCATCCTGAGTACGGCATGATGCGCTCGTATGTTTCGCCCCGTGACAAATCCACGGTCCCTGAGCTGAGTGAAGCGCGAATAGAAGATGATATGCGGGGGCTGGCTGCACTTGACCCTCGTGGTCACAAGAGAAAATCCGAGATGGCATTTAGGATGCGGGGCAAAAAAGGTGGTCGCTCAATGAAGGGCGCTATGACCGACTTAGAACGTTCATTTTTTGAGTCTAATATGCGCCGCCCAGACTGATATGCCAATTAACAAGATANTAAAAGNCGCGGGAAAGTCTGATTCAGACATAGACAAGGGTATCGGTGCCCTCAACAACCCACTTGATAAGGTTCCGCCAGCATTTAAAAACTTGATCCTGAAGGATGAACCTTTAAGCGTGGCCTTGAGCCGGTTCAAAGCAGATCCTAGCTCTATGCACCCTAACGCTGCGATACAGCGCATGGTTTTTGATAGGTTTGAAAAACTTTTGGAAGAGGTTGGTCCAGATTTTGTGGTAAAACCTTCTGGTGGCATGGCGCAAAAGCCAAAGGATATGCAGTTTATTCACCAGACTAATGATGAAAAGCTCAGGCAGTACATAGATCAGGGCGGTCTGCCTTCCCCATCTATTGGCGTGGTGCGTGACACTGAACCATTTTCTGGATTCGGTGACATTGATTTAATTGGAAAGCCTGAGTCCTTTGACCCAGCGCAGCCAGATAACAACGTCTACTCCGCCGATGCCTATACCCCGCGTGGTGAGTCACCTTTTAATATTTTTAAGGGCGAAGCGGTAGATGATTTTTTTATGCAGTTCCAAGACGCAAAAAGCAGGTTTGGCGTTTCAAATAAAGAATTAGACGCTGGCTACCCGTCGTTTGAATACACAGCAGACAATATTTCTATTCAAGCAACCCCTGAAGACGCTACCCCTTACGGAAATAATTTTCTTAGTAATTATTTAAGGTCTCCTGAAGGCATCGCTTATTATCTTGCTGAGGTCAAAGGAATCAGCTTGCCTCCGCCTTTGAAAAATCGTGATGGGGAACTTACTTCAGCTTTAAATGCACTTCGTCATCGACAACTTTTGCTCGATTCGGGAACAACCCCGTTTAACGGAGAAGAAGAATTTGATCAGTGGCGCAAAGATTATCAAAAAACTTTTCAGGGAGAACAATACTTCAGAGTTTTTGATGGAGTAGAACCCAAAAACCTTCCTTACTCCGTGGATCTTATGGCTCAGTACATGAAGGATCAAACTCAGGCGTTGGGCGAATCAAATTATTTTGGTCAGATAACAAATCCCAAAAACCTCCCACAAATCCTAGCTGCACAAACAGAAAACGTGCCCATGAGGAGTCTTTCTGAGGTAAAAGACGTTGCTGAAGGCGTTTTATTGAGAAAAAACGAGGGTTCAGCCGAAATTCCATTCCTAAGCCTTAGCGAGCGGTTGGGTGACACGTTTGTTCCGCAGTTTTTGCGGTTGTCAGGCGATGACCCAGAGGCTACTGGCGTATTAATGCGTAGGGTAATGGCATCAGATGGGTCCGAAAATGGAATTGAGTCTGTTTTGTCTGAGTGGAAGACGGATTTCCCAGAATTTGAGGTAATGTACGGGCCTCAGCAGGTCGAAATGTTTCAAGACTTCCACGAAAAGATAAATGAAGTTCCAAGGACGTATTTTGAAGCAAAACCCACCAGAGCGGTGAGATTAGATGAGTTTGAAGGTGCAATAGCTCCAGACAACACTAGCCCTGAGCTGATTGACGACCTAGAGAGCCGTGGTTTAAGGGTAGAAACCTATAAAACTAACGACACCAAGGCGAGAACCCGCGCTCGCAAAAAATTTGCTGAACAATTATTTTCTATTGGCTCAGGCGTAGGCTTGGGCGGTATTATAGGCGCTCAAATCATGTCAGAAGATGAAGACGGTGCCGGGGAAGGTATCGCTGGCTTAGAAAGGAACAAGTAATGGGTAAATTCACTAGCGCAATTCATGTGGCGACTAAGGTTGATAACAACCTTTATTCAAAAGCTGAAGATATTGCCAATAAAATGCGTATTGCTACAGGCCGTGGTGACGACACACGCCGTCATTTCATGAAAAGAGGCGTAAAAAAGGAAGAGTTAAAGGAACTTGGCTTAACTGAACTGTTCAAGAAAGAAAAAGTCACTCAGCAAGAAGTTTTAAACACAATTGCAGCCAATCGTATTGAGCTGGAAGAAAAAATATACCGCACTGGCTTTGGTAGGGATCTTGAATTTGGTAAAGAGATTGAAGACTTAGACATTCAACAGGCTTACGGGCCTGACTACGCAAGTAAGGAGGCTTTTGAAAGGTTAAGAGAAGATACTGGCCTTACGTCCGAAGCAAATTATTTTGAATGGCAAGATATATTGCCAAAACTGCCAAATTACGCAGACAGCTCTGAGCTGCCAAGGTTAGAAAATCAGTGGGAGCTCTATAAGCGCGGTGAATGGATCTATGAAGACCTTGACCAAGATATAAAAGACGTTTTAATGGATAAGGTGGCTGAGGAGGTTGCTAAAGAATACTACGAAGATCCTCTACAGCGCATGACACTTACCGTTGTCGATCAAAATGCAGAGTCTACCGATGTTGCCACAAAAACTAGCTTTAATTTTAGCTACTCGTTGGTTGGCAACGATTCTTCGGGCTGGAGGTTAGCTGACAAGGAAGCCGAAAGTTTTAAAAATGGGTTTGGCAGTTTTAACGTTGGTGCAGGGCTTTCTGCTGCGGATCTTCCTAGCGCAAACGAAGCAGAGGTGTGGCTACGAGGCTTGGCTAGAAGCGAAGTTAACACTGGCGGCATGGATCTTGGGTCTTTAGGCAAGCGCGACGATACGCGGTGGGAGGATAACACCCTCGACGGCGGCGAAAATTACCAAGAAAGGCGTTTCGGGTTGGTTGGGCCAAAGCGGTTCAGTGAAGGCGTTCACTTTGCTGATGACATAAACAACATTTTTCACATCCGCACCAAAGACCGTGAAGGCCCGAATGGTGAGAAGATACTTTACGTTGAAGAGCTGCAATCTGACTGGGCGCAGCAAGGGCGCAAGAAAGGTTTTTATGATGCTGAAAAGGTTAAAGCAGGCGAGGATGCCGCAAAAAGCATTTTTAAAAAGCTGAGTAGCTTAGGTGATACTAGTAATCAGTCCAAAACCGCAAGTATTCGTTTACAAAACCTACAAACCCTTATCCAGACCGGCCTTGATCCAGACTATAAAAACCAAATTTTAGAATCGGCGCGTGAGCTTCGGTCAAGTGCTGAACAACAGCGACAAAAAATAGTTTCGGCAGGCATGAAGTCTCAGAAACAAGCAATTCTTGACTACTTTACGCCTGAGCAAAAGATGCAGGTTGCTCAACAACAAATAATTAAGCGAATTAACGAGTTCGGCATATCATCTCAGGACGGGCCTGTGCCGCCTGCACAGCTTGGATTTGCAGGGGCACCGACTCCCGAAGCCGTGCTTGAGATCCGTATGGCTGAGTTAGTCGATAACCCCCGCGCATTAGACCAAGTTGTTTTCAACGCCTTTAAACAAAACAATAAATTGAAGGAAAGAGTTGCTTCAGACGTATCAGCAAGATTAGAAGCTGCTGGGGAAGATTTAAGCCTTGAAAGCGGCGGCAAGACTGGGTTGGCGGGTTACTTTCACCGCAAAGCTTCTGAGCAAGCCGCAGACCAGCTTGAAGAAGAAGGTATTCCTCGAGACGCCTTTGAAAGAATTGACGCAGCACTTGAAAAGTACAACCCAGACACTGGTTTTAACAGTTTTGGTGAATCAACACCAATGATCGGTGATGGTACACGGGTTCCGGGGATTACAGTAACTGGCCTAGCGGAAAAGCAGGGCGATCTTCCAAAAGCTGGCCCGTTTGTCATGAAGACCGAGGACTGGAACAAGCTCGCAGTTAAACGCATTTTCCAAGTTGCAAAAGAAGAAGGCTATGACGGCGTTTCTTTCACTCCCGCAGAGGTCCACATAGATCGGTGGGGCGACGAGGAACTTAGGTCTCAGTACGAAAAATCTATACCCAGCGCGGTTCGCAAGGTTGTCGGCAAGGTTACACCTAAGCCTAACCGCAAAAACAAAATGGAAGTTGAGGGATACGAATCCCCCATATACTTTTTGGATGACGTAAACGCTGACGGTGACACGCTGTCAGACAAAGTTTCTGGGCCTTTGCCAATGTTCTCCACAGCGCCGATTGGCATTGCGGCGCTTCAAGGGTTATCACCTGAAGAGGCTCAGGCCGAGCAGGAAAGGGCTAAAATACTTGAGCTATCATTCCCAGAGTCTGAACGGACTCGTGACGGCATAATGGCGCTTTCTGGTGCGCCCCCGGAACCCGATGCAGCTCAAATACAGGCTGGAGAAAGAGGCGCTTACGAAGCCGGTTTAGACGCTCTAATGGGCATAGTCGGCCCAGTAACTGCCGGTACTTTGGGTGGGCTTTCATATTTAACAAATCTCCCTGAAAGGACTGGCGCGTTCTTGGAAGAATCTATTTTGGGAACGAGCGACAGTAGCCGCGACATGGCGGAGCGTGATGCTCAGATTAGGGAAGATGTTGGCGCTTATTTGAATTATGAGCCTAAAACTTTGGAGGGTCAGTACGCGAGCGAGCGAGCTCAGGAGGGTGTTGCAGCCTTGCTAAACCCGGTCATGGAAAATTTTGTAAACCCATTTGTGGATTACGCAAGCGATCCAGAAAATGTAATGGACGACTACGGGTTAAATTTAATTCCAAGTATTTATCAAACAGGAAAGTTTGCTTACGACAGGATTTTAGGCGAGCCCGAAAAAGAATTTATTACCAGTGCCACTGAAGTCGCTCTTTAAGAGATTGTTATGGGAAAATTNAAAAGCCTCAACNAAGCTAGAAAGTCCGGGACCAAGACCCCAGAAAAGTCTGTAGACGACGGCATCGGNGCCCTTCCGTCTAACGCCGAAGGCTCTCGCATCATTGGCGCTGACAAGGGCATTGCCTCTTTGAATCCCAGCAGGAGAATGAGCAGGGCTGAGTTAGATCGGCTTGGGTACTACCACCCGGCTGGCGGAGGTCTCAAGCTAAAGACTTTGGTTAAGGATATGGACTTTGAGACTAGACCTTCTGGCGTAATCGTGCCTCAGAAGGCGGTTAGGCCAGAGGACATGGAAGGCGGCACCATTGTGTTTGACGCAGGAGATAGGGCGGTAGCAGGTCAGGAGCTAGTAAGAATCAATGGCATTGATCTAGATTACCCAATAAATTTAATGGGTGGCCCTCAGTTTATGATGCTTGAGGATTCTCTTAAAAATGAGGGCGGTATAGGCTCGTTATGGGCCAGTGATAAGGGCGCTATTACGTCGTTAACGCGCCAAGCTGCGGGAGAGGGTGAAACTTATTTCATGCCGACAGTCATGACGCAAACCGGCGTTGATTACAATACCATGATGAGCGATGCGCTCATTCAACAGGTTGGAAAGACAAAAATAACCAAAAAAGATAAAAAAGCGTTTGATAAGGCGGTCAAAGCTATTAGGCCAGAATGGCTCGGCGTTGATCACCCTGATTCTCGTAGTCAGTTGTTAGAAAATGGTCCGCTTCGCAAGGCATTCGTTGAACGAATGGAAATGGATAGGTTTCAAAAAATGAATTTTCCTGATGTGGTACAGACTAGGGTTGCTATTACCGACCCCGCGTACCTTGACTTACCGTCTTACACGGGTGGAATGACGATAGGTCGAATGGACAAAAGTAATCCAATATTTGATCAAGAGGGCAAACTCATTGGTTACGCCCCGGTGGAAAATCCAGCCATGCCTCACCCGACTTACAACACTCAAATGAGCGGCGATTACATCGGCGGCTTTGAGGTTCCAGTGCCAAGGCAGTTGCTCGCTTCAGACTTCTACAAAGCTAGAAGAGAAGCTGGCAAGGGGCCGGGAGGAGATGCTAGGTCGTTCCAACTAGCAAAGCCCACTCAGAAAACCAACGCAGAGTGGAGCGACCCGATTAACGAGTACATCGAAGAGTACATAAAGCGGTACGGATTACCGTCAGAGCAGTAGACTATTCTGTGATTCCGAGGATTTCATTCAAGACGACGTAGACGTGATTTAACCTTTTTTCAGTCTCGTCATTGAACAGCTTAGGCTCGTCCTGCTCAGACTCTATTGCGCTATGAATTAGATCGCAAATCAACTCAAACTTTTGTTCTTTTTCGTTCATGACTTTGCCGCCTTATTGAATTCCGCAGTTATAGAAACCTCGATTTCGTAGCCCTGTTCAAGCGCCTCAATGATCGCGTCCTCAAACGAGTCTTCGAGCACGTCTAAATCCTCCAATGTTTTTACTTTGGACTTAGAAATTATTGTTACTTGGCGCATTGCCAATACCTCTGTCTTTTTTCCACATCCTGATAATGTAGTCGGCCTCTGGACCAGCATCATGCTGGGAATTTAAAACATGCCTGTACAGGGTCATGGCCTTTTCACTATCCGCTTCTAACATCATTCTAAAGGATGCCATGTCGAGCGTCTGAAAATACTTTTCCATCAATCCTCCAACTGTTTCATGTGAAACACTTCATCCAGAAATGACTGAAGTTCATTTCGGGTTACCGCATCAAACGCTCGGTCAAAGATGTCAGCAAGCCCCAACTTTTCAGACATTGCCTTGATCGTCCTGCGCTGATCACTTCCGCGCTGCCAAACGCGGTGGTCATCTGAATACTCGAAATACCAGTCGTGAGCCAAAAGAAGACCTTTTAGGTCTTCGATTAGCCACTGGTTAACCATAGGGTCAGCCATTAGTCGAATCTCCCTACCTTGAAGTTGCCTTCGCCATCTCGCAGGGCGGTAATCCCGTGGTTGTAGATTAGGCACTCTATCTTCTCGCTGGGATCAATGCTTTTTAGAGACAAAAAAGGTGGCAGGTCATCATCTTCTTCATAAGAGCTGACATACATCGCATCCTTGAAATGACTATCGTCAGAGCTGACGCTGCCGCCAAAATCGTGCATAAACCCGCCATGACCGTACAGGCCATCCATAGCCGTGGCTACTGCATCTATGCCTTTGGCTTCGCTTATGGCGCGTTCAAAGAGGTCTGGGATAACCCCTGCAACCTCAGCAATAAAATCGTTTGATAGATGGCGTAGGTGCCCAGATGGATCAAAACCCCAGCTCAAAAATACTTTTGCTGGGCGAATACTTATTACTTCAGTCATAATTTTTCCTTCAAGTTCTAATTTATTAAACTTCATCTCCATCCCCTACAGTTTGAACCGATACATGAATTCGTTTGGGTTCAACTCTTTAGCCAATTCATCCATGTACATGAAGTGAGAGCTGTCGGCTCCGCAGTTTTCATTCCAGCAGGCGCTGTCAAAATCACCACCGTTCTGGGCGTGGTGGAGCTGTTGATGGCGGCACTCGCTACACGCCAACCAATCTCTAAGAGGTGTGCTTAAAACCTTTAACTGCTTTTTGCTTATGACATCCCGTGCGCTAACGCGATCTAAGCGGACTCTTTTAGATTTTCCTGTTCCCTGTGCTTGCATTTTTTTTCCAGTTTTGTTGTTGATGGTCTAAGTATACATACCCGCGTGTTGATGTGCAAATGTTTGCAAGAATAAATTAATAGTTGCAGGCCGACACGCAGGCATGTATCTTTGTCACATCTTCGGTAGAGAAAAATTAAGGAAGAAAAATAATGAGTGCAGCTAGAAAAAAATGTTATTACAACCGCGTCCGTCGTGGGTGCAAGTTTCATGAAATTGACATCAAATACTTAGGCGTTCCGCCTAAGTCCTATCTGGCTGTAGAGCTGGTCAAGGATGGTTATGTGATGTTTTCCGACAGGAGTGCCAATGGCAAGCCCCTCAACATCAATTGGGAGCGCCTGCACAACGAAATGACCAACTACGGCTATACAGGGAGTGTGAAGTGAGCGTCAGAGCAATAAAACAGATTAACCGAGTCTATGGCTATATTCGGGTATCTACTAAGGAGCAAGTGCGCTCAGGCATATCGCTTGAGACTCAGCAGCAAGCTATCAGCGACTTTGTGCGCGACAAATACAACCGCGAGGTTGATGAGTTCTTCATTGACGATGGAGTCTCTGGCACCAGAGCTATTCTTGACCGCCCCGGCTCTAAGGGGCTGACTGACGCAATTGACGAGTTTGATGTTGTCATATGCACCCGGTTGGATCGTTTGTCTCGCAACGCAGGCGATTTACTTAGCCTTTTGCCCACGCTTGAGGAAATTGGGATCACCTTGTTCTTTTGCGAGCAGTTTGGCGAGGTTCCTATTTGTTATCCGAAGCCTGTAGATATGAAGGGATTAGGCAGTCGGTTTGACATGAATGAGATGGCAAACAAGATTATGCTCATGGTGCTTTCTGCGGTCAGCGAGATTGAACACGCTACCATTAAGGACCGCTTTGGCGAGGGAAAGGTAGACTGGGCCTCTCGCGGATACTTCATTGGCGGATCTGCGCCTTACGGCTACAGGCTGGTGCCCGAAAAAATTGGTAACAAGACCCGAACCCGGTTAGAGGAGATTCCAGAGGAGCAGGACATTCTGCGTACTATTTATGCGTTGAGGGATCGAGGCAAAGGCGCTAAGTCCATCGCAAAAGAAGTGAACAGCTTGCACAGTGGCGCAAGCATCAGTTATTCAAAGGTTGCAAAGATACTCAAGCGCAAATTTCAGGGTATGCCAAACGTGGCGTAGCGGGGTATGATTAGATTTTACGGAGGTGTTATGACCGCTTTGGAAAATATTCAACTTGCAATTGCAAAGCTAGAGGCTTCTCTAGAACAAGATTTCATTACTGTGCCAGTGCGAGAAATAATAAGCACGGCTGTTCAGCGCCTGAAAGATGCTGAAACTCAGATAGGTTAGCGGCATGGCGAATATNAACGGATGGGGTCGAGGTACTTGGGGACAGGGCGCATGGAACGCTGTACTTCCCGTTGAGCCAGCATCTGCCGGGGTCATAACCACCGCCGTTGGTGCCTTAACGGTAAATGCCGAAGCAAACATTGCCGCGCCTACCTTAGCTGTAACCTCAGCTATCGGCTCACTAGGTGTGGACGCTGAAGCAAATGTTACAGCGTCAACGCTAGTTATAACCTCCGCCGCCGGGGCGCTGACTGTAGATGCCGAGGCAAACATTACTGCGCCTACCTTAGTTGTAACCTCAGCTATCGGCTCGGTGATTGTTTTTGAAAACGAAGTTATAAACCTTCCAAGTTTCGCAATTACTTCAAGCGTTGGGGCAATAACTCCAGACGCTCAGGCTGTTGTAACAATTGGCGGTCTCACAATAGCTTCGGCTGTGGGTGAAATTTTGGTTTGGGGAGAGATAGACACAGATCAAACGCCAAACTACAATCAAATTGATACGACTCAAACACCTAATTATCAAGAAATCAAAGCTGGGCGGGATGCCGCCTAAACAGAGGATATGCTATGGCGACTTACGTCAATGATTTAAGGCTCACAGAGCTGGCTACGGGAGAGGGAAGCGGAACTTGGGGCACGACCACAAACGTATCGTTAGAGCTAATAGGTGAGGCAATGGGAGTCGGCGCAGAGGCTGTAGCTAATGCCAGTACGCATACCATCACGATGGCGGATGGAGCTACTGACCAGTTTCGCTCTACGTTCTTACGCCTAACAGGCGGCGGTCAGGCTTGTACGGTCACACTGGCTCCCAATACGCTATCTCATGTGTGGATCATGCGTAACGAGACTGCTGCTGCACTGACGCTTACCCAAGGCACTGGCGCAAACGTAGTTATAGCTGCGGGTCAAACTAAGATTGTCGCTACGGATGGTGCGGGTTCCGGTGCGATTGTTTACGAGATGGATGACCTTGAGCTTGCTGGAAACCTAGCGGTAGGCGGCGAGTTATCTACTCCATCAGCAGGAACCTCTAACACCCGTGTAGGTGTCAACGCAGGTAACTCTATAGCCTCTGGCGGCAACTACAACGTGGTAATAGGCGATGAAGCAGGTACGGCTTTGACTACGGGTGATTCAAATATAGCGATAGGTTTTGAGGCGTTAAGCACAGAAGATGCTAACGGGAATAACGTAGCTGTCGGCTATAGAGCACTCAAGACACTAAACGCAGGAGCAGATTCTTACAACGTAGCAGTCGGTTCTACCGCAGGTACGGCAATCACCACGGGAATCCGTAATACGCTCATTGGAGGTGTCGCAGGTCTTGTTCTTACAGATGCTGATTTTAACGTAGCAATAGGAATGAACGCCCTTAGTACAGATACCCTTGGTAGTAAAAGCACCGCCGTTGGTACAGATGCGCTACAGACGCAAAACTTCACTTCGGCTACGGATTCTTTTAATACAGCAGTTGGATATAATGCAGGTAATGCAGTCACCACGGGGCTTCGCAATACGCTCATAGGTGGCCTTGCTGGCGATGCCCTGACTGATGCGGATGATAACGTAGCTATTGGTCAACAAAGTCTAAGCTCAGACACGTTAGGCAGTGGAGCAGTGGCTATCGGTCA